TTTCGGATTGCGCACGTTGCAGAGACGACTGGACATTACCGATATGAGTTTGTTGCTCCGCTCCGTGTTCCTGAGAAGACAGACATAGACATCCGAATTGCAGAGGTCAGCGGCAACGATGCTCGCGCCACTGCTAACTTTGACCTCGTACTAATCAAGGACTAACCTATGTGGCAGAGCTTAATCGGTCCGGTAGTCAACTTGGTAGGGGGTCATCTTGAGAGAAAAGGCGAAGAGAAGCGCGCGTTACATGACCGCAAAATGGAAGCGATTAAGCAAGACGCGAACTGGGAAAATATTCACGCAAGCAATGCGGCTAATAGCTGGCGCGATGAGTTTTTCTCTATACTCTTTAGCATTCCTCTTGTGCTTTGTTTTATTCCACCTCTCGTCCCTTATGTTCGCGACGGTTTCGCGGTGCTGGAAACCATGCCAGAATATTACCGAATGCTCTTGGGCGCGCTTGTCGCGTCGAGCGTCGGAATTCGCGGACTTACTAAGTGGAAAGGGTAATGTATAAGCACTTCGATATATCAGAATTTCGCTGTAGAGAAACTGGCGAAAATAACATGAAGCCAGAGTTCATCTACATGCTCGATGAGTTACGTGAGCGCGTAGGCCAGCCGATGGTCATCACTTCAGGGTATCGCTCTAAAGAACACACAGCAGAGCGCAACAAAGAAAAAGGCGGAACACATACGCAAGGCATAGCGGCAGACATAGCCGTATCTAATGGCGTCGATAGGATGACCATAGTTAAAGAAGCTCTAGCAATGGGCTTTGGTGGGATAGGCGTAGCGCGCTCGTTCGTCCACGTTGATATGCGAGCGACTACACCTGTGATGTGGACCTACGGCTAGTCTTCTTCCCAAACCTCAAGCGACCCTTCGTTCATGTCGCACAAGGTTAATTCACCAGCTTTGTACGCCTCTATCTCTGACTCGTACTCAGGCTCAGACATGTAAGCCTCGCCACCGTCTCTACCGATGATTGTGTATCCATACATTTTATTCAAACCATTCTCTGATTTCTCTTTCGGCCTCATGGACGATACCAATCGTCGCGTAGTATTTGTCCCGCCCCTCTGTATGACCAAACTCAAGAGTCAGTGTCTTTCTGCATAGCTGTAGACACAAGCCCTCAAAATCTCCGAACCCCATTGAGTCAACTGTTTGCCATTCGGAATCGACATCTAAATAATTCCCCATAAGCATACCGATGTAGAACAACTCAATTTCTCTTTGACTGTTAAATTTAATTTCCATGTCTTTTTCCCTTGTTTATTTCAGTACAAGATATAAGATATTTCGTACTATGTAAATAAAAAAGTAAAATAAATTAAAAAAACCTTACCTTTTTTGTGTCGTTGTTATATAGTCCTTAGTGTTCCACATGGAACTTACAAGGGAGATATAAAAATGCAAGTAGCAATAAAAGTAAGTAAGAGAGTCGATGACTGGGACAAGTTCGTTGATGAGCTTGAGCAGATTGACAGCACTGCGCTGGCTGACGACTACGACGAAAAGGCTCATGTCGTCACGTTGCTGGTTGATCGTCAATCAATAAAAGATCAGTACCACCCTTACGGTGGTTTGTATCCGATTGAATTTGAGGGGCGCAAAGAGTTCGTCGAGGAAATCGGTATTTGTGTTCATTCGTGTAAGTGGCAAGACTACAACATCATTAATGCAGAAGAAGTCTGCGCAAAATTAGAGGGGCTAGATTATGTCAATTGAATTCGTAGAGCCAAAGCCAATCAAAGCAGAGCTGATCCAAGAGCTAGACGGGCTGGTTGGTCAACTGCGCAACCTGTCGATTCGCAAGCCGATGACGTTTCATATTCAGGAAGCGGCAATGGAAGCGAGGATGGCTGATTACTTAGAGCTGTCAGAGCAAGACTTTATTCGCGGCTGGACCGATTGCGAAGAAGGCATCGAGCATCGTGAAGGCAAGTCAGAGGCGTACAACGCTGGCTATGCTGACTGCTATCAGTATGAAAACAGAGGAGGTCAGTAATGTCTGACGGCGTTGTTAAGATCCACGGCAAGGAGTACAAGACGGTCGCATTACGTGTGGCAGAGTTTAGGGCGAAGCATCCTGACTACACGATCCAGACTGAGCTTGTAGAGGCTAATGACGTGCTTGTAGTTATGAAAGCAACTATCTCAGCCGCCGGTATGGTCATCGCTACCGGCCATGCTGAAGAGGTCAGGTCGGCAAGCAAGATAAACTCACAGGCCGCGATGGAAGTGGCAGAAAGTTCAGCAGTGGGCAGAGCCTTGGCTTTCTTTGGGCTGGGTGGCACAGAGATAGCCAGTGCTGATGAGGTGGCTAACGCTATCACACAGCAGAACGACGGCGAGTTTATCGAGTACATGGCTCTTGTTCGCGATCACTTCGACTGGGTGATGTATGCCAAGGAGGCAATCGCAAACGAAGACTGGCAATCACTTGCCGGTATATGGGGCGACATTGACCACGACACGATGGCTCAGTTGTTCCGCGCTCCGACAAAGGGCGGCATTTTTACAACCACAGAGCGTACTGCCTGTAAGGGTAACGACGCATTCAACCAAGCAAGAAAGGAGTTAGCAACCAATGGCTGATATTACATTTGTAAATGGGTTAATACCCAAAAGAAACGACAATGCACCTGACTATGCGATATGTAAGTTATCGGTTAAAAAGTCGGAGTTCATTCCGTTTTTGAATTCCCTTGATGGTGATTGGGCGAACATGGAGGTCATGCGCTCTAAAGCTGGAAAGCTGTACGCAAAGATGGATACTTTTGAGCCGGATCAGGCAGAAGTAGCCAAGCAAGGCATAGCCAATGCACGTGAAGCCGCAAAGCCAAGTGAGGAGATAGAAGATGACCTCCCATTCTAACCTTGGCAAAGCCATACGGATGGCGCAAACAGCTAAAAATATCAGTAACGTAAAAGTAGCTGAGCACATGGGCTGTAACCCATCGCAGATAGCGTCATGGCGTTACTGTGACGACATGATGTTTAGCAATGTAAAAAAGCTAGCAGATTTGTTTGAGTTAAGTCTTGATGAGCTCAATAAACTAGGAGAGTAAGAGGTAGCCCCCTGTTACGGGGGCTTTCGCTTTACAAGGGAATAGAAAGCGAATATCTTGGAAGTGTCTAATTAACAAGATGTGATAATTATAAGCACATAGCTGTTTTACATCCATCTTTTTATTATTCAGAAATCATCGGGCGTTAGGCCGAGGAACTTAAGAACCTCGGAGCGGAGTTGACCCTCTCTATAATTCGCCTCCCAGTGCCGAGAGTAGGTAACGGGAATAGAAGACAAGATTCGATACGGTGATTAACGCTCGTCATTATTAACTTTTTTAATTTTTTGCCCGTAAGGGCATTAAAAGGGTTAAGTGTATCAGCAGATAAATTAAGGATGACCGAAAGAGGAAAAACAATGAACAGCAAAATACCAAGGTACTTCGCTCAAATAGTTGGCGAATCAAAAGCAAACACAAGTCAAAAAACTCAAACAGAACGGAAAATTTTTGACGCAAAAAGAAAAGTGCATAAGGTTAGTTGCTACAAGTGTGGGGAAAAAAGAAAAATACCTTTAAAAGTTTTGAATGCACAACTTACGAGCTACAAAGCAATGCGAACTGAAAATGAAGGTAATCATTTTTGCTGTTATGAGTGTATAAGCAATGGTTTAAAAGAAGTAAGGGAAGCTAGAATTAATACAGCTGGCGAACAAAAGTTAAAAAAAGCGATAGCAGTTTTGAAAAAAGCGAGAAAATTTAAAGCGGCTGAACTTCTCGAGAGTAAGTTAGAGGCCCTAATATGATTTGCAAAAGTGGAAATAATTGGCAACCAACTGACGAGCAATTGCTAGGCTGGCAACACGCATATCCAGAGGTTGACGTATTTGCAGAGCTTAACGTGATGGCTGTATGGCTCGACTCGAATGAGCCGAAGCGCAAAACAGAGCGGGGAATGCCTCGCTTTATAAACTCATGGCTGTCACGTGCTAATCAAAAGGGTGGCAGTCCGTTTGCTCAAGAGTCAGAGAAAGAAAGCGGCAGGATACCAATGAAGAAGTGGACCCAGCTTGACGACTGCACTCACGATTTCATGCAAAGCGAAAGTTATCGGCGATTATGTCTTGATCGGTTTGGGCAGTATGTAACCTACAGCGGAGAGAGGGTGACAAAATGAGAATTCGTCTGAGTCGCAAAGATTTATTGACTGCTGAATGTATGGGTGCGGATACAGTTGCTCTATGTGAGAAGCTCATGGGTTTTAAGCCAAGACTTGAAAACGAAAAACAGAGCAGGGTAGAGGCCAACATTTTAGGCTACAAAGCGGAAATAGCCGTTGCTCGTTTGTTAGATATAGACCTTCCGGCTGTTAACGTTATGACTGATGGCGGCGTTGATCTGTGGTTTGACGACGTGTCTATCGACGTGAAGTTTACTAACAAAGAGTACGGGCCACTAATTTTTGACAATATGACTAAATTTAAAGCCGACGTTGCAGTATTAGTCGGTGCGACGGATGACCCTGCCGTTATGAGAGTTAACGGTGCATACCCGAGGTCAAAGTTTGAGTGGGATTGCGAGCGGAAAGATTTTGGCTATGGCGAAAGAGAGTATATGGAGGCAGAAAACATCTACCCGATTGAATGGCT